CGAAGGCCCACTCACGTGGGCCTCCGGGTCTAGCGCCATAAAAGGCGTTCACCGAAAGGTGCTAGGTGAAGACTAGTGGTTTAATCCACCATTGGGAGTTACCTGCAGGTCTTTTTATTTTAACGTCATCCAACACGGAGGCTTGTGTGCGTGCTCGACGAACCCGTACAAAGGGACCCTACTGGGACGGGAAACTTAAACGTCCCAAGAAGATCGTCCAGGAGTACGAGCGAAAGCGAGTGCACAAAAATTGGGACTGGACCGACAAATTTCGCCAAGACTGTTGGCGCTCCGATTACCGGAACGGCGCACTATACTCACGCATCAATGACGGACCTTACTGGTTCGACACTGCTGCGAAGAGACAGGGCGCCTATTGTCCGGATTGGCGCGTCAAAATAGCTCGAGGCGATGATGCGACGACCAGTCTTGTAGCAAGCCGTAAAGTGTATCAACCAAAAACCGGATATAACTGGTTTTGGGAGAAGTCACCGACGTACCCGACGGGCAGAAAGATGATCTATGAACCGGGTTATACCACGGTTTTATGGGCCATCCGTAATGCTAATCGGCCGTCGTTGGCGGTGGATGAAACGACTGCAAATAACATCGCCCTAAGAAAAATCTACCAAAAGATCCGCGCATCGAGAACCTCTGTACAGGGGTTAACGGTGTTAGGAGAGCTTGGGAAGACTATCGAAGGGATCAAGAACCCTGGTCGTGCTATGCGCGACCTCCTGGCTGGCCACGTACAACGCTGCGGTAAAGCAGCGCGAAAGTACAGCCACCCTGGAGATGTCGCAAAAGCATGGGCAGGGAGTTGGTTGGAGTTTAACTACGGATGGGTCCCGCTTTGGAATGATGTTGCGGGTTCCGTAGATGCGCTGTTTGAGGTTGCGCGGAATCATTTCCCCAACACTCGACTGACAGCGAGCGGTGCAGATGAAAAGGCCTCTACTGCCTCAGGTACTCATCAGAATACCTGGACATGGTCAGACGAATGTCTGAACAAGGTCATAGTAAAATACACCGTAGGCATCAATCAAACTGTTCCAGGTGCAGGATCCGGTGTTGCCGGATACGCACAGCAGTCGCTAAAGAACCGTCTCGGCTTACGCCTTGATGAGTTCCTCCCGACTGTGTGGGAGCTCGCTCCCTGGAGCTTCTTGGTGGACTACTTCACCAACTTCGGTGATTTGGTGGATGCGTTCTCTATGTCGAAAGAGCAGATCGTCTATTGCAACAAGACGGTCGTCAAGTTCGATTGGCAGCAGTTTACGTCTTCCTTGGCTGGTGATCTCATCGCCAAGGCGGACGCGACTCGCACAGAGTATGCATATGGTAGTTCTGAAGAACGGATTTTCACCGCGAACCGCTCTGTTATCAGAGGGCCTTCAGTTTTAGGCTTACCGAGCTTTCAGTTCTCCTTGCCGTCCACTCACCAGTGGACAAACATTGGGGCACTGATTACACAAGCTGCGGGTATTACTGGTAAGGAGCAACGGCTAAAGCCTTCTCGTAAGAATGCAGGAAAGCTCTACGACATTGGCCTGGGTCTTCGCGACTCAGGATAACTAGTAAAGTATAACTGCACCTTGCGGTCGGGTTCTAGCCACATTCCTCAATGCTGTACTTTTATAGGTAGTAAACCTAATGGCTGTCAGCCTGCCTGGCTCCGTAACTGGAGCCGCCCAAACGTCGTTTACGACGCCGGGCTATACCACCACCGCGGACTCTGCTCCTGATGCCAATGGCAAACAGTGGGCGGTTACCGCGTTGACTGGGACCCAAGCTGGTGTTACGGTTAGTTCCGTCGCCGCTCCCTTTACGTGGACGTTCGTCAAACCCAAGCGCTTTCGGGCTCTTGGTAAGGCGAACCCCGTGACAGGGGTCATTGCAGATGTTCCGCGAAACGTCTACCAGGTGCTCACTCGAAAGGGTGTGCTTCCCCTGGCCGGACAGCCGTACGCGACGATGATCGTGAGAACGACCATCGAAGTCCCGGCTGGATCGGACGTCGCGGACGCAGCCAATGTAAAGGCTGCACTCTCGTTGCATATCGGTGGCCTGTACCAAATTTCAAGTGGTATCGGCGACACGGTGCTGACGGGAGTTTTCTGATGGATCTCGATCCGCAGAAGATTCGGCGGATCGGGATGATCCTGGTGATCATCGGTATTTTGATGGCACCGGAAGTCCTATCAGTATCTGCTTTGCGCAATCTCCGAGATGTTGCTGTTGCTATATCGGAGCGTGCGAACAGCCAACCCTAGCAACCGCTAGGAGCTGTTAACCCTAAGTCAACTAGGAGAGCGACGTGGATGTTTGTCCCGTAGCACTACACCAGTTGTTGCAGGAAGATTTGAAGTTAGCTCGCTCGGTGATATTGGAAGGAGCAATCCATCCAATCACTCCCGAAACGGCAGCTCGCCTTTACGCTTGTGATGTTATCGAGCGTACGTTACTGAAGAAGCTAACGCCGAAGGAAACTTCGGAGGCGGACTCCAAGGCCCTAACCAAGTGGCTCGAAAAGAACTTAGAGACACTTGAATGGACTTGGTTGCCGCAGAGCGACCTGGATAATGTTTTACTCGAGGAGGTGAAAACCATAATCGAGAGTTTCTTCTTCCAGGGTCCGGCCATGCATCTAACCTACCGCGAAATTTGCGAAGGTTTTGACCAAGGGCCGGGGGCCGCCATTAACGCGAGGCACAACGACTTTTATAGTAAGTTGTTCAACGCGAAGATGAGCGGAACTTCTTCTTCCCTCTTCTGTTTATTTGAAGAGGCAATCAAATCGAACCCTACCTGGGTAACTGCCCATAACCAACGGCAGTCCAAAATGGGGAACGAGATTGTTGCAGGGTCCAAACTGACCTTTGTCCCCAAATACGCGGACATCAGCAGGGTCATATGCGTCGAGCCAATTCTGAATATGGCTTTTCAGAAGGGGATTTCGGCCGTGCTAAAAGCTTGTTTAAGAAGGCGGACAGGGATTAATCTGTCTACTCAACCTTCGAAGAACCAGCAGTTAGCAAAGCTTGGATCTGAGAAAGGAAACTATGGTACAATTGACCTAGAGTCCGCCTCGGATTCCATCTCGATGGGTCTGGTGGATTTGCTGTTTCCGAGTCACGTTAAACGTTGGCTCTTAGCAGCGCGGTCCCCCGCGGTTACCTTACCCGGTAATCGAGAACCCCTTGAGTTGCATATGGTCTCATCGATGGGGAACGATTTTACATTCCCTTTGCAAACGATGATATTTTCTGCTGTTGTGCTAGCTGTCTACAAGGTTCGCGGTATCAAACCCGTGAACCCACGTGACCCGGAGATGATTAAGGTGAAAGACCGTTGCTTTGTGAAAGAAGCTCGGTCCGAACCGGATGGGGTAAAACCCACCCTTCGTCCACCGGGTTCGCCTGACGAGTTGTTTTATTCGTCAGAAGAGAGGCGACTCTCTTATAAGCGAGACAGTCGACTGGGAAACTGGGCGGTCTTTGGCGATGACATAATCGTGCGCCGTGAGGCGTACGACGATGTTGCTCGCTTACTAGGCCTCCTGGGATTCACAGTCAATAGCAATAAGTCCTTTAATACAGGACTTTTCCGCGAATCATGCGGTACGGACTGGTTTCTTGGCCAGAACGTACGCGGTGTCTATATTAAGTCTTTGGACACCGTGCATGACGTCTATTCGGCAATCAACAGGCTGAACAGATGGTGTGCCAGACAAAGGGTCCTTCTACCAAGGGCCATTGCATACCTTTGTGATGCTGTAGAATTTCTACCAACACCATTAGAGGAGCAGGAAACCCATGGAATACGGACTCCGTTTGTTTTGGTACAACACGCACTCAAACAACGTGATGGAAACACCGGTGCCGTCCTATATCGGACATGCACTTTACGTGCCAAGTCACATGATGTGCGAGAATCTGCCAGCTTCCGCAGGCTTGATGGCTACTGGGAAAACCCCGAAGGCCATCTTATCACTGCACTTGCCGGTAAACTACGGGATGGAAGACTTACTCCGCGCTTACAGAGTAGGAGTTCCAGGTCAAAGGTGGGTTCCAGTTCTTGTTGGGACTGGAACTCTGCCGCCCAGCTTGAGAAAGCCGGGTATAACGAAGCCTTTAGCTATTGTAGCCTCCTGCACTTCTGGGAGTATATCCCAGAAGAGCTACACGTACCCTTACGCCACAAGCGTAAGCGTGTTCGCGTTAAGCGACGCACCCAAAAGGATGCGTAACGCAGTTCAGGCTGTGGCACACGATATAGACGGTTCTCCCTATGAACTCGATTTTGCGAGACATTGGGATGCCTTCAACCATCGGTGCCTGATACTCATGTTTCCGGAAAAGGATAAAGCGCAGGATCTTAACAACCTGCCTAACCCTACCGGAACCGAGCATCGCAAGCTACTTACCTGGGCAAACTGCCCCGAATGGCACGAGCACGATTTCCGTCCCACCGGTAACTACTTTGGTGAGACGGGTTCGTCGTACTCGTACATTGTTCGTAAGTAGTCTAAAGGCTGCCACGTGTAACCACATGCACGTGGGCTACTGGTCTTGCTAACCAGTGGTCGTCCCTTGCACTAGCCTAGCAGGCCTAGTGTACAAGGTAAGTCGCGTCCTAATATAAGCATGGACGCTACCCCGGGTAAAGGTGGGGAGAGCTAATAACTCTCCTTCCTTGTAAGTGGCCTCGCACCCGGGGTCC